CAATCGTGTAGATCTAACAGGTCAGTCTCTGACCAAAGAAGATGAAATATCATCCAACCTGGTTAGTGATGCACCTACAAGCTCCGAGAAATCGGAAAAACAGGAGATCAAAATGGATACTAAAGAATCCGGAATCGACTTGGAAGCATTTGCTAAGAAAGTAGCTGAAGAAACTGCTGCTAAAATTGCAATGAAACAAGCCGAACAAAAAGCCGCTGACGAAGCGCAATCAAAAATCGCAGCTGACGCTGTAGAAGCAAAAGCTGCTCAAGACGAGCAAGTTAAATCAGTAATCACATCAGGCATTGAGTCTGGCGTTGAGCGCTTAGAAGCTGACATGAAGGCTGACTTCGAAAAAGCTCACGGCGATGAAATCAGTGAGTTGATGAAAAAATACGAAGCTGATGTTGCAGAAAAATCTGCAGAATTAGAAGCTATGCGTAATAGTAAAATGGAATTTGCTCGCGAAGGCAAGCATTCTATCAAAGACTTTGGCAACGAAGCTCTTCAAGCAGAAGTTTTAGGTAAGATTACTGGTAAAGGTTGGGACACTGACTATGCTAAAGGTCTTATGGAAAAAACTGCTGCAGTCGTTCCTGGCGCTGCAACTACTTCTGTAAATGACTTTGCAGTTTCTTATACTGATGCTTTCGAGCAAGCAGTAGGCTTAGAAACTAAACTTGGCGGCGTTTTCGAAGAAATTCAAATGCAATCAGCCTCGTTAGTAATTCCTTTCTTAGGTGAGGTAAACCCTGCGAGTTTCGGTACTAGCACAGGTCTTTTGGCTTCTGCTAACTCTCTAGAGTTAGATGGTGTTAGTGATGATGATTTAGATATCGCTAACCGCGTAATCGTAGCAGAGCGTTTAGTTGCTGGTACTTACATTGATAATCATGTTGACGAAGGTCAGTTGATTAGCTTCCTTCCAATGATTAACGCTGCTATCGCACGTGCTCACGGTCAAGCTATTGATAGTGCTATTCTTTATGGTACTGCTGGTGCAACTGTTGGTGTTCTTGATAATTTAGGAGCTAGCACAGGTGTTGTAGGCGCTCACGCAGGCTTCGGTACTGCAGTAAGTACTGCTTTCCAAAATGATAATACTACAGGCTTAACAGCTGCTGAATTACTTACAGCTCGTGCAAGCATGGGTGTACATGGTACTAATCCAGATGACCTAGTATATGTAGTTAACCTTGCAGGTTACTATGACTTACTAGTAGATACTGATTTTGATACTATTGATGAAGTAGGTGCTTTAGCTACTCGTGTAACTGGTCAAGTTGGTATGTTATTTGGCTCACCGGTTATCGTTAGTGATCAAATCTCAGCTGCAGCTACTGGTACAGCTTATGGTGCAATTCTTAACGTTAAATCAACCTTAATCGGTCGATTAAAAGGCGTTAATATTGAAACTGAGTACAAGCCTTCTGAGCAACGTACTGGCATTATTGCAAGTCAATCTATTGGTGTTAAGCTTATCCAAGCTGCGACTTCTAATATTGCATTGTATCACACTGTAGACTAATAGTAGTATTCTACTTAAACTTCGGGGTGGTTCGCCGCCCCCAAGTTTTTACTAATGGACTTATAATATGACAGTTTCAATTAATGGTACAGACTTAATCTCCTTAGCCGGTTACAAAACGCGGGCAGGTATTTCTTCGTCTTCAGAAGACTCAAAGTTAGAGGCCATTATAGATTCAGTGAGTCAATTAGTAAAAACTTATTGTGGAGTTAGTTTTGTAGATTTTTATTCACAACCTAAGACTGAGTATATTTCTAATATGTACTCGACCCACCTTGTGCCTCTTACCGAAAGTCCTGTAAGAAATCTACAGTCGGTAAAAGAAAGGAGCTCTCCTACTCAGGACTATAAAGTATTGTCTGAAAACTCTGACTATGTACTTGATAGCACAACAGACTCTTTATTTAGGGTAGAGGGTACAGGGTATAAAAGCTGGGCATCTGGTCCTAATTCTGTACAAGTAACTTATACAGCAGGATACGAGACACTACCAAAGGATTTAATATTAGCAGTAGTAGACTTAATTACTTACTACCACAAAAACGAACAAAAGGCAAGACAGACTATTGCAGGAGCCACTTTGCAGAATAATAGTACTACTAGCCATAGCGATCATATTGGATTCCCTGACCATATTAAGAGAATTCTAGATCTTTATAAAGTACTGTAATGGCCCGTAAGAATCTATTAGATACTTTAAATCTTATAGAGAAGAGAATATATAGTAACTCAAAAGAGTTTAGAGCGTTAGTTTCAGACAGAAAAGCGCATTCTATAACTGTAGATAAGAAAGACTTAATTTTTCAAGTTAGTGCAGAAATGAGATTTAGGTTAGGGCTTAAAGAGCTTCCTGACGAAATGAAACAAGTAATAGAACGTCAAGTTACTGTTATGTGCAGAAAGTTTTATACCGCTTTGCATCCTAAAAAATTCAATAGTAGCAGAAAGACGTACGAAACCAGTGGGTTGACAGGTACTGCGACTAGCTTTACTGTAGTATATGCTGCAAAAAGCGTAACAGATACAACGAATGTATTTAAACGCTTTAAGACTATAAAACAGCAAATACAAAAACCGCTGCTCCAGGCTCTAAACAAAGAAATAGCAAGCCTGAATAAAGGAAAGCGAAAGGGTAACAGGTTCAGTAATATAAACGCTAAAGGAGCGGGCTTCTTAGATATAGGCCATGGTGATGACTCAAGTGTTAGTTTACAGAGGCAACAAGAAGTAAATAAAGCTTTGTTTAACTTCGACACTAGTAACTCTCCTTTAGCACATAAATTCTTAGGAGAGCTAAGAGATAATTTAGGGCTGAAAGGTAGCAGAGTAAATGGAAGAAACTCAGATACCATTAGCATCTCTCTAGAAAGTAAAAATATAAACCGAGACTCTTTTTCCAAAGGAGAAGTAGCGGGGTTGAACAAAGCCATAAAAGCAGAAATAGAAAAGCTAGGGGGCCAATATTGGGTTGATCAAGAAGGTTCCGACTCCAAAGCTACCAAAGTAGAAAAAGAGATAGTAGACGCGTTTGTTTCTAGCCTAAAAGGTGTTAAGAAAAAAGTTAAAAGAGCTAAGAAAGGCCCGATTAAAAAAGCAAATACATCAGGCGTTAAGAGCAAAGGAAGAAAAACTAAAGCATCTGTAGGAGCAGCATTCAAAGATACTAGTGCCGCAAAAACAAAAACAAGAAAATTAAATAAAAAAGGTCTTGCATCCACACCTTTACAGCTCATAGGCATAATGAACCAGAGATTGCCTCAAGAAGTAAGAGAGAATATGCAAACACCTGCGCTAGTAAATAGAACTGGTAGATTTGCAGATAGCGTAAAAATAACAGATATTAATAGTACGGCCAAAGGGTTCGCCAGTGTAGGGTATACCTATGATAGAGACAACTATGGTCAGTATGAGTCCACTAGTGGCAGCAGATGGGCTGACCCAGATAGAGACCCCAGAATTTTAATAGATAGATCAATACGAGAGATAGCTGCAACAGCAGCATTAGGTAGATTTTTTACTAGGAGAGTTTAATGTCGACAAGAGATTATACAACGAGACGCCAAAGTATTATTAATGCTCTTGTAGTTAAACTTAAAACTATAAACGGGGAGGGAGACTTTCTCGCTAATTTAAACAACAATGTAAGCCCTCGTCTCAAGTTTTGGGACGAAGTAGATGACTTCCCAGCTGTTCACTTAAATGCCGGGCAGGAAACTAGAGAGTATCAAGCAGCAGGCTATAAAGATCGCTTCCTTAGCGTAACAGTACGCTGCTATGTAAACGAAGAAGACGCAGTAGACGCGTTAGACAAATTACTGGAAGACGTAGAGGCTGTCTTAGAGACAAATTCTAGGTTGAGTTATACAGATCGACAAGGTGATAATCACACTACACAACAAATTTCCATAATTAGTATTGATACTGATGAGGGAGTGCTCGATCCTTTAGGCGTTGGAGAAATGCAAATAGAGGTTCGTTATTAGAAAATTCTGGCAGGAACAAACGTTCAAGACCAAGTCTTTTCAAGAAACATAGGAGATAAACTATGACAGCAGCAAATACTACATTATTTTTGCAAAGAGACACAAAAATATTTGTAACAAAAGCAGCAAACGCTAAAGCGTATGAGATTCCTGCTCTAGAAGGTCTTTCATTCTCTCAATCAGTTAATAATGCAACAGTTACTTTAAATGAAGCAAGTCCTGATGGCTCAACTCAACGACGCGGGTCAGCAGCTTTTGCAGAATCCTTAGCGCCCGCAGAATGGTCTTTTCAGACATATTTACGACCAACTTTAGAAACCAATGCTGGTACTTATGCCGCAGGTGATCGTGACCATGGTAACACACATGGCGCTGTAGAAGAGATTCTATGGGCAGCACTGGCAGGTAATTTAGCGGATTGTGACTTTCCTGCAGAGGGTAACGACAAAGATCTCACAGGCTGGACATTTGGAAGCACTAATGCAACTTTAGATTTTGCATCTTCAAATAAGCTCCAACTAGCCGAATTAGACATGATTTTTGCCTTGTCTGGAATGGGTTCATCATCGAATGAGGCTGAAAATGTTATATACCATTTACAAGACGCGGTTGTGAATGAAGTAAGTATTGATTTTGACATTGATGGTATTGCAACTTGTAGTTGGAGTGGTTTTGCTAAAAAAATCTCTGAAGTGACTGCAGGGGCTCGACCTGACGCCACTGCTGCAGGTTACTTCCAAAATATTAGTACTACAAATGTTATAACTGCAACTCCGAATGGAGACACAGTTACAGGAGAGAATACTTCTACTTCCAACTTTATTCAAAATAGATTAAGTGAAGTTACACTTGCTACTAATAGTGGAACAGATCCAAACAGCAACTACTTAGATGCGTACAGTGTTACACTAACGGGCGGTAATATTACAATTAGTAATAATATCTCGTATGTTACCCCCTCTATGATGCAAACAGTGAATCAACCTCTTGGACATGTAGTAGGCTCTAGAACAGTTTCAGGTAACTTAACTTGTTATGCAGACTCTACAGCAGGACGAAGTATTGATCTTTACGAAGATTTACAAGAAGCTAGTGTATTCGATGCTACTAATATGTTTGACATGAGAATCTACTTGGGAGGTAAAGCAAGTGCCTTCTTACCTAGTGGTCCAGGTGCTTTGTTCTTCTTACCTGCAGCGCATATCGATATCCCTACTCATAATATAGAAGATGTTATTAGTTTTGATATAGGATTTACTGGTCTAGCCAGTAACGGTGTATTCGCCGTCCATGCGGATACAGGAGTAGTTACACAGACTACTGCAGTAACCGCAACAAACTCATTAACTGCCACAAATGAGTTACTAGTTGTAATGACAGGAGCATAATCCTTCATAACTTAAAAAAGGGGCTTCGGCCCCTTTTTTACCTCCTAAAAAAAGTTCTTGACTTTTTCCTTGAATTAAAATATACTATCTATTATAAATTATTGGTACTAACTCTATTTGATTAGTACTCACATTCTGTAGAATTATTAAAAAGGTTATTTTTATGAGCGACACCCCTGTATCTTTGGCATCTTTGATGACGCCAAGCAAAACTGTAACATTAGATTTTCCCGGCTATAAGGATTTACAAGTCGACTTATGCTATCTAGGAAGGGATGAATTACTTAATTTACGTAAAAAATGTGTCTCTACTAAGTTCAATAAAAAAACGCATCAGCCAGAAGAAGCGTTAAATGAAGAAAAGTTTTTAACAGAGTACTGTAAGGCAGTAATTAAAGGGTGGACAGGTTTCAAATATTCTTACCTAGAAGAGCTTCTTTTGGTGGATATATCAAATCTAGACCCAGATGATGTGCTTCCGTTTACACAAGATAATGCAGAGACGTTAATGAAAAATTCTAACGGCTTTGACACTTGGGTATCAGAAACTGGAAGTGATCTAGAAAATTTTACTGGGCGCAAGTAGAGCGCATACAAGAACTACTACAAAAGCATATAAGAGAAGAAGACCAGACTTTTGATGTAGCTAAGTATCTACTAATTTGCGAACAAATGGGCGAACAGCCCGATCCACAAAAGATGCCGGTGAGCCCCTCAGTATTTCCTGCGGAGGTTCAGACGGCATTTTTTGTGCTCAACTTTTTAGAGGATAGCTGGGACGGCTCAAGTGGTTCCTACATGGGAAAGAAGTGGGATAATCTAGAATACTTATTTAAGTTATATGAAGTAGAAGATCCTAAAACTGTACTCTTTTTTATGAAGCTATACGAAGGGTGTTTAATAACTTACAGAGCGGACAAATCAGAAAAGAAAAGAAAAGCAGAAGAGCGAAAATCAAAAGCATCTTCAGGGGGCGGTAAGCAGTACGCTCATAATGTGAAACTATAATGGCTAAGAATAAGGTCGAGATAGATGTAAAAGTAGATGATAAAGGCACTACTGCGAAAGTAGGTGTCGGAGCAAAGAAAGCTGCTGAAAATTTAGATAAAGCAGGTAAGAGTGCTCATTCTACAGATCGCAGACTAAAAGGTGCTGCAGCAGCTTCTTCCAACACTACTAAAAACTTTTCTAAGATGTCTCAAGGCATCTCAGGCGGTCTAGTACCTGCCTACGCAACTCTTGCAGCTCAGCTATTTGCTGTTTCCGCTGCCTTCACCTTTTTAAAGCGTTCTGGCGATATAGTAACTCTTAAACGCGGTCAAGAAGCGTTTGCAGCAACAACAGGTGTTGCAATGCGCTCACTAGCAAAAGATATTATTGCAGCTACAGATGCGCAGATATCTTTTAAAGAAGCGTCTCAAGCTGCCGCTATTGGTGTAGCCTCCGGCCTCTCTCCTGAACAACTTACCAAGTTAGGTACTGCAGCTAAACAAACAGCTGCTATCCTAGGTAGAGATGTCACGGACTCTTTCAATCGTTTAGTAAAAGGCACAACAAAAGCAGAGCCAGAACTATTAGATGAATTAGGTATCATACTTCGCTTAGAAAAAGCAACAAATGACTACGCCCAATCTGTAGGAAAAACCGCAAAACAACTAAGTGCCTATGAAAGAACCCAAGCTGTAACTAATGACGTATTGGCCCAGGCCGAAACTAAGTTTGGTGCAATAGAGAAAGTTGTTGGAATAACTGTAAACCCTTTTAACCAGCTCGGAAAAGCTTTTGATGATATAATTATCACTTTACAGGAGTTTACAGCAGCAATAGCTGGGCCTCTAGCAAAAGTACTAACTGACTTTCCTTTATTAGTGGGGGGTGCATTTGCATTCTTTACAAAAGGCGTACTAACAGCCGCTATTCCTGGCTTGCAAGACTTTGGTAAGAATATGAAGCTAGTAGCTGCTAATGGAGTAGCAAATCTAGCTTCTTTGGAAGCTCAGGCTTTATCAACTCAAAGAGCTTTAGCTGCAGGTTTAGCAGATCCAAAAGCAGCAGCATCTATGGGTTCCATGGCGACTAAAGAGCTATCTGGAACTCTTCAGGCTTCTGGATTAGGTGGTGGTATATTTAAAAGAGCAGCAGCAGGTGGCTCGTTAGGTAACGCACAAATTGCGAAAATGAAAAAAGCCCTTGAAAAAATGTATGGAGATGCTAGCGACATTTCGGACGAAGCAATAAGTGGAATGATTGCAAATTTAGATGACCTTACACTTGCAAACAAGGTTGCACACGGTAAAATGAGTACTGATGGAGCATCCTGGGCAACTAAGAGTAAGTTGCGTTTTGCAGCTTTTTCTGCTCAAGGCAAAGCCGCATTTGCTAGTGTAGCAGCAGCAGGTGCAAAGGCCATGGTATTTTTAGGCAGAGCAATGGCTGCTTTGGGAATTATCTCTTTAATATTTTCTCTAGGCGCTTTAGTGTACAACTTTTTCAAGGCAAAAAATGCAGGAGACGGTTTATCTAATACTTTAGACCTTCAAGCAAAGAGAATGGCTGTATTAAAAGAAAAGGTAAAAAGCACAACAGAAGAGTTTAAAAACTTTAATGCTGTTCAAAGTGTGATGGGAACAGATAGGGGAACAGGTTACAGCTTAGCTTTAGGGAATAGAATGTCTGCGCTGAGTAGCTCAGATTTAACAATGGGCTTAAAGAACGAAAGAACGGAAGGACTTGAAGATTTTCAAAAGAAAAGGGCTGAATACGATAAGCTAATGTCTCGAATAGATGCAATATATAAGGAAGGTGGCGTTCTCGATCAGATAGATAAGAAAGGCCGTTTTGAAAGAATAGATATAGATGGAAAACGCTACGGCGGCCAAAAAGAAAGTCTTAGACAACTAGCTACTAACAGAGCAACCCGCCTATCCGACCGCGCTGCAGATTTAGGGCCTGGTGTAGGAGGAGGTTTTAGCTACCACCAGTCTCAGAGTCAAGAAGGTATAATGGCTCAATTAGTTGATGAGCAAAAAGGTTTTACGGCAGCGCAACTAAAAAGCAGTAAGGCACTAAGAGAATACAATAAGGTATTGAATGACGCAACTTCAAAAACAGGTGCTCTTGATGCCAAAGAAATAAAAGCTCTTGCGACTAAAAGGGCGGTAGCTTCACAAGACTTGGTAAGAATAGGACAACTTGCTAGATTGAATAAGGATGCTGTAACTGCCATTACAAATACAGAAAATTCTATACTGCCCCAACATAAATATGCGTCAGCATTGACAGCGGTAAGAAATGCTATACAGGGAGCAGAAACAGCCGGAAATTTACTCAGCAAACAAGAACAAAAAAGACTAGAGCGTAATAAAGCCTTTTTGCCTGTACTCGAAAAGCTAATAAGATTGGAAAGAGACAAAGCAATGCTAACTTCGATAACTCAAGTAGAAAATGCAGAGATGACACAAATAGGACGAGGAAGTAGAGGTTTTCAAAACTACTCTGCTTCTGGTCAAAAAGAGAGCCAAAGGTTAGCAGAGCTTAACGCTCAAGAGACAAAAAGAACAAACTTACTTGCACATCGTTCCCTAATGGAGTCTCAGTTGGACTCTTTAACCGCAGGTAAAACCGCTTTAGAACTAGAACAGAATAAAGAAAAAATTGGGCAGGCAGAGCATCTGCTGAAATTAAAAAGTGATGAAATAGAACTGATAAACATCGCTACAGAGAGACTTCATGATGAGGGTAACGCGTACAAACGTATGGCAGAAAGTTCAGCTCTAGCTATAGAGTCCTCTCTTGGCAATGCCTTCGCCTCAATTGTAGATGGTAGTAGATCCGCTTCAGAGGCTATGAGCGATTTTGCAAAAAATGTACTTGCTTCTATCGCAAAAATAGCCGCCCATGAGCTAGCTGCTCAAATAATTGGAGGAATATTGGGCGCTTTTGGTGGCATGAAACTAGGCGCGGGTGCAGGTGCAACCTCCGCAAACTATACTACCAGCTACGCTGGCTACGCTAGACATGGTGGTGTATTTGAAAATGCACCTGGATATAGAACTGGAAAAGTTCCTGAATATGCTAGAGGGGGTATTGCAAAAGGACGCCAAGCAGGGTACCCTGCAATGCTTCATGGTACAGAGGCAGTAATACCTTTACCCAACGGACAAAAAGTACCTGTAGAAGTCAAAAACGGTGGAGGAGATCAAAACAATATTAACATAACCATTAACAGCGAAGGCGGCACTCAAATGGAAGGAAATAGCGAACAACAAAAACAGATCGGAAAAGCAATTTCAGTAGCCGTACAAAAAGAACTGGTAAATCAAAAAAGACCCGGGGGCATACTTAGCTCTTATGGAGCAGCATAATGGCAATAGGATTTCAAGACTTGAACGGAACTTTTAGGCTATTTGATAAAGGGGTATCTGTTGAAAACTCTCCAAATGTAAGAGTTTCGCAGTTTGGAGATGGCTATCAACAAAGACTTTCTTACGGACTTAATAGTAATCGCCAAACGCTATCTGCGTCTTTCACCGACAGAAGTAAAGAAGAGATAGATGCTATAGTTACTTTTTTTGAGTCGTTACAAGGGGTTCGTTCTTTTGAAGTAACTTTACCTTATGGAGGCGATGGAGTACCTGCAACTATTGATCCTACAGAAAAAACATTAAGAGTTATTTGTTCACAATGGAACCAGATATATACATATGATAACTTCTATTCTTTAACAGCACAATTTAAGCGAGTATACGAAACAAATGCGCAATAATAATGAAGCGACAGAACAGGCCCAGAAATTAGAGATAGAAAATGTTGTTAAACTCTTCACTATTTATACTAATTCCGGAGCTATTCTCAACCTAGTAAATTCATCTTCAGAAGGAGGAGTAGAGGACGTGCAACTAGGTAATGTAACCTTTTCGACATTACCCATAGATATGGATGAGCAGTCTTTTACCTCAGAGGGCCCAGCAGCTAGGCCCACTCTTTCAGTTGCCAATATTTCAGGAGCTTTTTCAGATTCTGACTATGCGAACTCAGATCAATTTGAAGATATACTAGGAGCTTCTGTACTCATTAGAACAACTTTTAAAAAGTTTCTAAATAGATTCAATTCTGAGTATCCTTCAGGTAGCCAGACAGATATAGAGAATTATTTGCCTCTTGTACGAAAAGATAAGTATATTATTGATAGAATTTCTAGTAAAAACATAATGCAGATTACTTTTGAACTTGCATCTGTTTTTGACTTACATAATGTAAAAATACCTTCTAAGACTATTGCAGGAGGCTTTTGCCCTTTTATATATAAAGGTGCTAGTGAAGAGTACTTAGACACATACGGGTATAATACCGGAGCTTGCAACTGGAATAATTATGCTAATGCCGACATAGACAGAAATGATATAGAGAGTGTAAGTCTGTCTTCTAGGTCTATTTTTATGACGGCGGCAGATGAGTATGTAGTACCTTATAATGACAGTACCTTTGCACAACTAACTCTACCCTCGGTATTAGATACAGCAGAGGGAGTAACCATAGAAAAAGATCACTACTACTTTACTTCTCGTAGCAGTGGAAGTACGCGTATAAAGCCTAATGGGTCTACAGAGCTGGCAACTAACCTTTATGACTATTGGCAAGCGTCCCGAGATGTTAGCAACGCATTCGAAGAATACCATTCACCTTCCGATGCCTCTAATCTTTGGAGACGTGTCAGGGTATCTACTCCGTATAACCCAAGTAAGGCATATAGCGGCTATACAGACAAGATTAGAAATGAGTACGTTGTTGCAGCGGAGTATCTGCCCGAGGATACCAGTCAGGCAATATCGGACTTCAATACTTCAGAAACAGTAACTCGATATTTGTCGGGGGAGGCCTATGTTTTTAGACGCAGCCTTTTATCAGATACCTACTCATTAAATGAAATTAATAATCTAGTTGTTTTCACACCTTATGGTCTTCAACTTCAAAGGTTTATCCCTAACCCTGTTGCTTATCCTGCGACCTATGGCCTGACTAGCGAGTTACAGTACTCAATTGTCACTGAAGGGGGAGAGCAGTTTCTTTATACCCTATCACCTCATAGTACCCACATACTTTCTACTAGCTTAGACGAAACGGGCTTTTACTATAAATTATATCAAGTAAGCGGGGTTAGCATAGATCCAGTAAATAGCAGCGGGCCTCCTCAAAATAACTCTATGTGGAGATCAGGAGATGTATGTGGTAAGAATCTAACTTCTTGTGCTTTAAGATTCCAAGCTTTACCTGCTACTGATGAAACTGAAGGAGCTTTTCAGATACAAAATATAAAAGGGGTAGAAATATCTACAGTAGATACTGCAATGATCTCATCGGTGAAGAGCAAGATAAATATAGGTACAGATCAGTGGTCGGTTCTACCGGAGTACGGCCAAGTAAGCCCTTCT